GCCGACCACGTTCGCACCGTCTGCGAGGAAGTCGTCCGGCGCGCACAGTTGATCGCCCAGCAGCATGCCTCTCTCAGGCCGTTGGATATCGCGGTTTTCCTGTTGGAACGATCGCAGGCTTGGCTTATGGCTGGCACGCCTATCGGTGAAATCGGCCGCAAGCTCCCCAAGACCATGTCGGATCTCGGCGTCCTCAAGATGTCGGAGGGGAGCGATGAAGTGATGGGCGCACCGTTAACCGGCCGCGAGCTGAAGGCCGTGGCGCAAGCATCCCGGAAGATCATCCAATGAGCGCACTAGACCGACAGGTGGGCGGCACCCACTACACCGCCATGGCGCTCCAGCCCAACGAGTTCGCCATGCGCAACGGCTGGGACAGCACCAGCTACGCAACCCTGAAGTACCTGTCACGCCACGGCGGCAAGGGCGGCTACGAGGATCTGTGCAAGGCCCACCACTACGTCGAGATCCGCTGCGAGCTGCTGCCGCGCACCGTGCAGGAGACCGGCTATATCATCCAGAACGGCCGGCTGTTCGCGCCGCTCGGGACACTCGCCGTCTACAATAGCGGCATCGTCACCATGGCAGCCTACGTGCAGATCAATCAGATCCGCCCGGAGGAAGCCCAAGCCCTGTTCACCCTCGAACGGTGGGTCATGGATTGGTATAAAACCGATCTCAACCTGCCAAACCAACTGCAAGCGGAAATCAGTTCGCTTGCACACAAACGATATGGAGCAATCATACAGTGACATCCCTTGTAGCCGCCCTACCGGGCACCACGCTGATCGACAAGAGCGGCAATGTGCTGGCCCTAGTCATCGCCTACCAGTACGTCTCGGGCAACATGGTGTTCCCGGTCTTCGCCACGGCGCGTCCCGGTCTCGCCGCTGACGAAGCAATCTACGACCCGGCCACGGCAGGCGTGTCCCACCCGGCCAGCCAGAAGTGGTTCGAGACCGTGGACAATTGGGTAGAGTTCGCGGAGAACGAAGAGTGGGAAGCTGCCGCCACGGCAGAGCCCGCCGCAGCTCCAGTCAAGGCCGAGAGCGCCACAACGCACCCACGGGTAGCGACGAACCGGCCGGAGCCTGCCGCAGCCCCAGCCAAGGGCGCACCGCTCAAGTTCGGCACGAAGACCTTCGCCAGCAAGTCGTTCTGGCATTGGGCCGAAGTCAACGCCGTGTTCGAGATCGAGCCCGATCAGCCCCTGCCGGCTGACAAGCGTGCCGTCAAGGTCAAGCGCGACGACTTCGTAGCGTTGAAGCGTGACGGCGCAACCAAGATCGACCCGCATGCCGGCGTCGTGGACGAAGCCCCCGCGACCGCCGAAGTGGTCGAGGAAGAAGACGAGGACGACGTAGTCTGATGGCAAAGCACACCAACACCGCTACCGGGCACAACGGCGACAACGAGTTCGGAGCCGAGCCCGTCGCCGCCGCTGAGCTGAAGTCCTTCATCGATCGTATCGAGCGGCTGGAGGAAGAGAAGGGCGCGATCACGGGCGACATCAAAGACGTGATGGGCGAGGCCAAGGGCCGGGGCTACGACACGACCGCGATCCGGACGATTATCCGGCTGCGCAAGAAAGATGCCAACGAACGGCTGGAGCAGGAAACGATCCTCCAGACGTACATGGCCGCGTTGGGGATGGAATAGCATGGCGAAATGGACAGACCTTCCGCCTGACATCGGGACTATCCTGCGCCGATCGCGTGACCTGAAACTCACGCAGTCGATCAACATCTTCTTTCTGGACGACGGCCGGACGATGGTCTCGGTTCAGAACCCGAAGAACCGCAGCTCCTACTACATCGCGCACGACGAAGATCCGATCGCCGCGTTGATCGACGGGCTCGGCCCCGGCGCTGGCGGTAGCTGGGAAGAACACCTCCAGCCGGGCGCGGACAAGCGGCCGGCACCACCACCCGTCGAGGAAGACGAAGACGACGACATGGATGTCGTATGAAGTTCCGACTCCGCAAAGAGATGGAAGCCATGCTCGATGCCACCGGATACCCGTGGGCGATGGAGAACGGTCACAAGCACGTCAAGGTCACGCTTGCCGGCAAGATGATCGCGGTCTGTCACCACGGGGCCAAGGACGGCCACGACGGCAAGCAACTGCGGTCTGCAATCAATAGACGTATGAGGGAACTAGGTGAGCATACAACTTATCCAGTCCGGGCCGTTCAAGGGCTTGGGCTACAAACGCTATCGCGCAATTCTGTGCGACCCCCCATGGAGATATGTCACGAGATCCCCAAAGGGCATGGACCGCTCACCGGATCGCCACTACGAAACGATGACCCTAGACGAGATCAAGGCCATGCCTGTCCGGGATCTCTGCGACAAAAACTGCGTCCTGTTCATGTGGGTGATCGACAGCCACGTCGAGATGGCACACGAAGTCCTGAAGGCGTGGGGCTTCAAGTACAAGACGATCGGCTTCTATTGGGGCAAGACGAACAAGGACGGCAAGACGTTCTTCCAAGGCACCGGCCACTGGACAAGGGCGAACCCTGAACACGTCTATGAGGCGTACTTCGGTGAGACCGAGCAGGAGGTCGAGCGCTGCTTCCTCGCCACGGTGGGAGCCCCACCACGGGACGCCAAGAACGTGCCGCGCCTGCTAGTCTCCCCGCGCCGGGAACATAGCCGCAAGCCGTCCGACATCTGGAAGCAGATCGAGCGGCTGGTGCAGGGTCCATATCTCGAAATGTTCGGCCGCGAGCAGCACGGCGACTGGACGATCCACGGCAAGGAAGCCAACAAGTTCACAGATCCGATCATGTACCCGGACATCGCAGAGGTAGTGTAATGGAAGAACCGAAACGCGAATACATCACCGACGCCCAGCTCATAGAGATCCTTGGGCTGGACCCGGATCATGACATAGCCGGCGTGCTGGCATCCGAGAGCGTACAGGTCTGCGCGGGTGATTGGGTGAAGGTGAAAGAGGGCTGGACGTTCGCGCCGGACCCGGAGTGGGAAGATGGCTGATAACAGATCCCGGCTGGAAAAGTATCTCGGCATGCTGGGGAGCGATCAGATGGGCGAGCGGGCAGCCGCAGCCCTGAAGATCCACGAGCTGGCGAAGGCGGAAAACAAGACGATCGTGGAGCTATGTATGGGGCCGCAGTCGCAGCGGCAGGAGTCCAGGCATCCGCAACAAGAGCCGCGCCGTGACCCCTCCTACAATCCTTTCCGCCAACGCGGCAGCAGCTTCAGTGACGACTTCTTTGCGGACATAGAGCGCCGCGCACGGGCCGCGCAACGGGAAGCTGCTGCCGCCGCCGCAAAGCGCGAGGCCGAGAGCGCCAAGCAACGCTATAGCGGCGCGTTCGATGATGCCGAGATGACGGATGAAGAGCGGCAGGCAGCACGCGCTCACAAGGCTGAGCAGAAACGCCGGCAACGGCCAAAGAACAGACCGCTGCTGGATGAGCTGCACCAAGCTTACAGCAGCTACGACGACGACGGTTCACTGGAGCATTGGGAGAAAGAGTTCGCAGCCACGGTGCCCCACCAGTACCGGGCCGACTACGAACTCAGCGCGAAGCAGGAGAGGACCGCACGCATGATCATCGCGAAGATCAGGCGCAATCAAGGCGAGTCCCCGATCTAGGGGCGGGATGGCCGGATCTGGAAGAGGTTCGAATAGACCACCACTTCCTTATCCGGCCAACTGGACCGGCGCATTTTCCACGATGAGCGAAGCCGGTACTGGCCGGGCGTCAGATTGCTGCACTTGTTCCCGACATACCAGCTCCACCGAACTTGGTTGTTCGGGATGTAGTCCACGATCTCGTAGTCATTGATCCCCGAGCCGCTGCACTCCAACGTGAAGGCTCCAGAGCTTTCATCGAGCCGCTGGACTTCCGTGACCCAAAAGCCCCTGAACGGTTCCTTGATCGTCCGATCGTAGGTGATGATCGGATCTTCGCCGGCCGTGGTGTTCGGGACGTAGAGCTTGTTGACGGTGAACCAATTCTCGGCCGAGATCCCGGCTTTGCGCTGATCGTTGATGTTGCCGATCAGGTAGATCAGCGAAGAGCCAAAGACCACGGCGACGGCCAGCTCTATGAAGCGCAAGCGCCACCAAGCAAACGTGTACAAATCACCCTCCAGAGGTAGTCATGATGTGCTTCAGGAACGCCACGACGGCGTCCTTGGATGTCCACCAGAGGACAACCATACCGGCGAGCCAGTACGACACATTGCGCATGCCGGCAACCATGCCGGTGGTGGCGGTGACGCTCTGGTAGAACTTGATAGCGCGCAAGGCATCTTGGGTCTGATCGGGTGTGAGGGCGACGATGTGCCCCGACTCCTCCAGCTCCCGAAGCCGCTCCAGCACCTGCCGACTTTCTGGTGAGAGCTTGGAGCTGTCACCTTTACCCCAAAACATAATACCCACCTTCGACTCGAAAGCCCTGCTTACTATTTAGCCCCTGCCCGCAGGGAAACAATCAGCAACAATTCGCCATGCACAAAGAAGGTCGAGGCTGATACGCTGGTGCCACACTACGGTCAAGGCGCAGGGGCTCCGAACCGTGTCCGGGCCGCATTGTAGCTCGCGTTGACATTAATGTGCCGTGAACGTTCGCACACCCACGCCCGGAGCGCGCTTTCGGCAGTCTTCCAACTGTCGGCCGTCACCACGGCTGCCGGGCACAAGGCTTCGTCACGGGCGTCCAGCTTTGGGAGCGGCGTTGCTACCCGAACTGGCGGTGGCGGCGAGGGCGTGCATCCGAGCAAGAATAGCAGGAGGGAACTGGCGAGAATTGCCTTTATCAGCATCCATCGCGGCAAGTAGATCGGCACGGGCTTTCTCCAGAGTATCGAGATCCGCCTGAGTTTTATCCGCTCGGGCTGCATTGTCGTTGGCGAGTTGGGTGGCGATATCGAGCTTGCGCTGGAGATCATCCGCGTTGCTTTGGATCTGAGCTGCATTGCACTCTGCCTTTGCGCCTGCCGCAGCATCATGCCGCTGGATCTGCACGTAGGTCATCAGCGCGATGAAGCCGATCAGCGCCAGACCGATGGGTGATTTGATGAACGTCCAGATGGCTGTCACGCGAGCTTCCCTTCTTGGTGGGCTTCGACCTTGGCCTTCTTGATCTTCCACGCCTGCCACGCCACGAAGCCGCCGACGCTGATCAGGATCAACGGCAGGTTCGTCGTGACCATCGAGACGAACGGATGGACCCACCCGGCCACACGTTGCAGCGTAGCGGAGTACTGATCGACCTGATCGAGCGTCTTGTTGACCACCGCGATGCCGCCAGCCGCCGCCGTGCCTGCCGCCATAAGCTGCTGCCGATCGGCGTGGAGGATCGTCTTCGAACCGTCGCGGCGAAGGTCTGCCACGGTAGCTTCAGCGCGTGCCGGCGCGATCAGGCGGGCGTCACTCGTGGCAAGCGCGGCGAGGAAGTCGGTGTCGGTGATCGTGGGCTCCAGCGGCAGGCCGTTGTCAGCCCGGAAGGCCAGCACCGCGCCACGGGTTTTCGTGCCCCACTTGCCGTCCGGCGTGCCTACGTCGGTGTACTTCTTGTCGAGCAGGAGCTGCTGCACGTTCTTCACGGCAACGTAGGATCGGCCGTCGTAGATGTTCTCGGCCGGACCCTTGAAGTCCTCGCCGTCTGCCAGTCGAGCGGCACGGATCGCGGACTCGAACTTGAGCGCGTAGCCGGCGATCTTCTGGTAGCTGTCCAGCTCGCCGGGATTGACCGTCTTGCGGGCGTTCGGGTAGTCGGTCTTGTCCGCGTTGATGAAATCCTCCAGCGCGTACTTGGTGAAGTCGGACTTCACTGTCACGCCCTTTGTCACGCCCTCGATCAAGATGAAGACCGCGACGGCAGGATCGAGCGCGAGATCCGGTGTGGCGTGGATGTCCTTGCCGGGGAACTCTTTCAAGACGGCTTCACGGAGCGCGCCGCTGTAATTCTCTTCGTGGGTGAGCTGCACGAGCCCACGGCCATACCAGCCGAACGACCAGTAGTCCTCTTTGACCCATTTCATCTGGCCCTTCTTGAAGGCAGCCGTCAGCCGGGACTTCGCCTGCGCGTCGGTCGAGGCGAAGGTCTCGCGCACGGCCACCATGCGCTGTCCGGTCTCGTGGTAGGCCGTGGCGAGGACATAGGCCATGCCGGTATCGAGGCCGTAGCCGTACTTGTCCCAGCCGGCGACGATCGCGAGGATGCCGTCCCGCTGCGGTGCGGTGATCTTGCCGGCGAACAAGCTGGTGCTGGCCGTCTTAATGAGCGTGTCGTTGTTCATGGGAGCCTCACGTTAACTATGTCCACGTCTTATCTGATCCGGGGCATTGCCACCAGTAAGACATCCGTGTACTCGGAAGGTCCCAACTGGTTATAGCGAGTAATCCCCATGAATAATAACGGCACTGCTGGTTGCCTTGAATGCGGCAAGCCTATCGGCCCCTCTGTCCGTTACGAGAAGAAGTTCTGCGCGCACGCCTGCGGCACGGTTTACAACAACCGGCGCAAGCAGCGCGGGGCTGAGCTGTACGATATCTTCATGGCTATGAGGTTCGATCGGGCCAACGCCAAGGACAAGGGCGCGTGGGCGGTCATGTGTCGCATGGCTTCGCAGTGGAAGGCCGAGGACGATGCAGCCGGCGTGCGCAGCTTCCAGCCGTTGAACGGCGTGATGGAGAAACTGCTGCGCTACGTCGGCGTGCGCAATCGCGTCAGTAGGTGAGGTAGGTGATCTCTTGTTCGTCTGTCGACTCGGCGCGCACGAAGACCATGACGCCGGTCGGCAGGTTGCCGGCACCGAAGCTGGACGGTGTGTTCTCGCGGTTCCACGCGATGATCACGCCGTCCTCATTGTCGGCAGTCGGCTCCACGTCCGAGATGTGGATGCGAAGCGATCCGCCGCCGCCGAGCTGGACGGCAAGATAGCTGGTGGCGACAGGGACCTGAGTCCACGCGTCCCGGAAGATCGTCAGTTTTGCAGTCTCGGCCATGGCCTTATCCTATCGTTAGAGCTTCGAAACCAAAGTAGACGCCGCCACCCAAGCGAACCGTATCCGTGTCGCCTATCAGCGTTGGCGCGCTACCGGTCCCGGATGTGTCAGCAGCTCCTGATCCGCGTACCTCCACGAAGGGCAGGACGATGTCTCCGGAGAGATCCATGTCCATGTAGAGATCCCCGTCGATCTGGATGAACGGCAGCTCGATGTCCGCGAACACCTGATAGAGGAAGGCCAGCTCGCCGGCAACGTCCACGAAGGGCAGCTCGATCGCGCCCTCGATCCCGTAAAACAGCAGCAGCTCGCCTTCAGCGAAAAACCCTGGCATCGTCAGATCGCCGTCGAGATAGTCGATCATCGTCAACCGGCCGGCCACGTCCACGAAGGGCAGGACGATGTCCTGCGGCTCGATGACAATAGGATATCCGATCACGCCCACGGTCGTCAGCCGGCCGAAGTTCAGCCGCGTGTCCAGCCCGATCGTGGAACCGCCCTGAATAGCCATCGTCAGCGGCTGGAAGGCGAAGTCCTCGATCCAGACAGCACGCGGCACGTTGCCTTCCAGCTCGGCCGTCAGCGAACCGAACGACATCTCGATAGACATCGGGTACGGCACCTTGACTTCGGAAGCCATCGTGAACTTGCTGAACGTTCCGTCGATCCAGATGGCACGCGGCACGTTGCCCACGACATCCGCCGTCAGCTTGCTGAACGAACCGGCAATCCAGATCGCTTCCGGGACGTTGCCTTCCAGCTCGGCCGTCAGCCTGCCGAAGGAACCGGCTATCCAGATGGCTTCCGGCACGTCGCCCACCAGCTCGGCCGACAACGGATTGAACGACATGGCGAGGTGCGCGTCGATCGGCACGTCACCCACCAGCTCTTCGCTCAAAGCGCCGAAGGACATTTCGAGGTGCGCGTCGATCGGCACGTTGATCAGGCCGTCCGTCGTCAAGCTCTGGAAGGCGAACTCGGCATAGTAATAGACCGGGACCTTCACATCCACGGCGGTCGTGAGCGAACCGAAAGACGCGGCTATCGAGTCGCGGTCGAACTGTCGCAGGAGGCCGTCCGAGGTGAGCGCGCCAAACGACATTTCGAGCGACGACGGGTAGAGAGGCTTGCTGAGCAGGATGTCAGTCGTCAGCGCGCCGAACGCGAAGGGCGCGTAGATCTCCGGGACAATCGTGATCGAGGCTTCCGTCGTCAGCTTGCCGAACGCGAAGTCCGCGAACACCTGTTTCGGAACCATCACGAAGGCGTCGGTCTTCAGCGACTGGAAGCTGGCGGCAAGGATGTCCGGATCTCGCAGCCGCACGAGACTGGCCGATGTCAGCGGCTTGAACGCCATCTCGATGTCAGCGACTTCCGCGAACATCTGCGAGACGGTGGGCACGAGCGCTTCCATGCCGACATAGGCCGTTGCCGGCGCGTAGTCGCGGGTGGCTATGCTCTGCATGTTCGCGCCGATCGCGGCCATCGTCAGAGACTGGAAGCTTGCCGCAACATTGACCTGCGTGGCCGCGCCCTTGAGCGCCACGCTGTAGCCGCCATACTGCGTGTTGGCGAGGCGGTCGAGCGTCTTATACCAACGGAAGTACGGTGCATCGTTGCCGGTGACAGCGACGTACTGCTTGCCGTCAGCCGCGACGATCGCCGTGGTGAACTTCTCCGTTGTCGTCGGCGGGTTCGCGTTTGCGCCACGCGGATCGCTGATAACGAATGTCGTCGGATTGATATCGACAAACCCGCCGCCGTTGTCGGTGGTGTAGTAGAGCTTGCGGTCGTCGGAACTGAACTCGGTCGAACCGTTGCTGTTGCCCGTGCCCGGCACCGTGACCGCCCGGACAACCTTTGCCGTCAGTGTGCCAGTCATCTGGACGATACGCAAAACCATATCGTTCGAGATGATGGCGAAGACGTTCTTGCTCTTCATCCAGCCGACGCGGTTGATGCCGCCACCGACAGTGAGCGGCGTGACGCCGTCCGTATCGTAAATGGTGACTCGGGACAGCGTCAGCTTGGTGCCGGTGAGATCAGAGAGCTGATAGAGCCAGATATACGGGGCGTCGGAAAAGCCCGCCGCCATAAGGTAGGCACCGTCAGGCGAGAAAGTGGCCGCATAAACGCGCCCCGAGATCGCTGCGCCGACATAGGCGAGCGTCCAAGCGGTGAACGTCAGGCTGTTCTGGCCGTAGGCTCCAATCCACGGAGAGGCGTTCTTGGCCGTGATGACGACAGACGTGTCCGGAGACCACGCGACATCGCCGCCGAACAGGGTGGACGCAGGAGTCGTGACAGCGGTGAACGTGTCATCGCCGTTATTATGGAACGTCCGCATGAACGGCGAGGGCGAGGCTTGGCCGTAGATGTAGTAGGCGCTGTCCGAGGTCCACGTGCCGCAGCGGGTCTCGCCCGTGGGCGACGGCCGGCTTGCCGTGGGGATCGCCGTCAGCGTTTCACCGACACGCTTGTAGATGATTATGTACGGCGAGACGGCCAGATGGACGACGCAATACGTCCCGTTGGGCGACCAGACAGCGCCACGGGCAATGCCTGCCGGCAGCAGCGCGGGATCTGGTAGCTGAAGAAGTGAAGGTACAAACGTCACGGGCGCGGAACCTTACAGCGGGAAGACGGATTGCCATCCATTGATGATCACCGGCTTGCCGGAAGCGACAGCGGCGGTCGGGACTTGCAGCGCCCCGGTGCCGGGATACTCCGTTATGTCGCCATCCATGACAGCCAGCCCGTTGCGGTCGAGGACGCGGAACCAAGTCGCCGTGCCGTTCGCCAGCCCGTTGACAGCAGCGATCGCCGCCGCGTTTGCCTGCGCCGTGCTGAGAACGCCGGTCGCGGCCGGGAACAACGGATTGGGCAGGATGAACTCGGCCAGCAGAACCTGCGTGGAAACAGCGGTCTCGACGCTTGCCGGTCGTGCGCCGGAATACATGCGCAGCAGCGCGTTGCCGGTGCCGACATTGAACAGGGCGTTGATAGCGTTAAGCGCAGCTCCAGCGGCAGCATAGCTAAGTCGATTGACCATCGTCGGCCCCCTGTTAAGTCGCGAACTGGATAAGGCCCGGCGAGCTGAAATTCAAAACGATAGTCATGGAGGAGTCGACGTGCTGCGCTGCGCCCCAATCGACCCACACGAGCGGCGTGTCGTGCGTTGCGTCGTAGATCAGGCCGTAGCGGAAGTCGAGCCCCGTGGTGCCGGTGATCGCCTGCGTCGTGTTGTCGGCCGAGGCGACCGCGCCGATCGAGTTCGTAGCGACGTGCAGGTTCGCGACAGGCTTGCCGCCTTCCGGCCAGTTGTTGCCCGAGACTTCCTTGCCGCCCTTGATCGCCATGGCCGACGTTGCGTTGTGGCTGAAGGTGGCCGTGGCATCGAGCAGCGCGAACTTGATCCCGGTCGGATCGTAGGTCTTGTTGACGATCGCCGGCACCGCCAGATCGTAGAGCTGCGGCGACCCTGTCACGCTGACGGCATGCGGGCTGACAGCCTGCGACACGACGTTGGCCGGCACGGCATCGAGCATGCCCGTGACCTGCGAGAACACGTCATTGCCGACGTACTGGTAGCCCACCTTGCTGCCGGCATCGAGCAGATACTGGCCGTCCTGCGTCCAGTTCAGCAGCCGGCCGAGACCAGAGATAACCTGCAACTGCTTCAGGTATGGACCGATGCGGCGGTAGATCACGGTGCGGTAGGTCGTACCGTCGAAATAGCCGATCGCGACATAGCGTCCACCGGGGCGAACCGAGACAGCCGTGACCGCGCCGTAGCCGGGGCTTGCCATCTGCTGCGTGAGTGTCGCGGCCGAACCGTCCCAAGCCCAGCACTCGACGGTGCCGTTCGAGCAGCCGATGAACAGATACTTGGAGTCCGATGACCAGTCCGCGACCACACCGGGGCCGGCGTTCGGCAGATTGGTGACGACGAAGGCGTTGGCGTAGATCCCGGATCGCCCGGAGACGCGCACGATCTGGCTGACGCTGGCGGCGATCTGGAACAGGCCGGTCTCATCCGGCGACCACTTGACGTAGGAGCTGTCACCGAAAGCGGAAGTCGCTACCGTGTCGAGCTGGCCGGACACGAGCAGCGCCGTGGCATAGTTGGCGCTCGCCGGATCGACGGAAAGGATGTTGTTCGTCTTGGTGAGATCCGCAGCAAAGTGATTGACGGCTGCCATCGTCGGCCGCGCAACGGCGGCTTGGATGAGCGTCAGTGTCAGATCCCAATTGTAGAGAAGCGCGGTCGTGGCAGCCAAGCTGGCCTTGCCGACGCCGAGGATGTGGTTGCCATCGGCGCTGAAGAATAGTCGCCCATTGCTGACGACATCAGATCCAACGGTGAGAGCCGACGTGCCGATCTGGACAAACGCTGATCCCGAGAGTTCAAATAGTCGAACGGTGTTGTCCACCTTCGACCACACGACGAGATACGGCTGCCCTACTGCCACGATCGGCCCTCACTGTTGTCGTTCTTATTCAGGGTGGAAGCAGGTCCAAGAAACCACAGTCACGTCAATGTTGGCGACGACGGTGGTGTTGGCGAGCTTCATGGGGCCGACGCCGGCCGTGTCGGTGACTTCGCCGTCCATGATCGGTGCGCCGTTGCCGTCAATGACGCGGAACCAAGTGGCGACCGTACCGGCACCGGCACCGGCAGGCGCGGTGGCTGTCGGAATGTCGGCAACGTCAGCCGTGGCCGTGCCGCCGCCAGTCGTGGAAACGGCATTGCCGAAGCAAGGATCTGGCAGGGCGAACTCGGCCAGCTTGACCTGCGCGCCGATCGCGTCACCGAGGTTCACGGGCTTCACGCCGCTGTAGATCTGGAGCAGCGACGTGCCGGCTCCGACGTCGATCTGATCCACGATGGCATCGCATGCGATCATGGCGAGAGAGTTCTTAATGCGTAGGACCATGTCCCGGATCTCCTGTTAAGCTTTGCGCTGAGTGATGGTGAGGGAAACGACGGAAACGTTGACATCCGCAACCACCGTCACGGAGGACAGCTTCAGCGCCCCGTTGCCATCGGCGTTGGACACGTCCACGTCTAGCACGGCATCGCCGTTCTTGTTGAACAGGCGGGCGAAGGTGGCGGTGCCGCTCAGTGTTGCGGCAACGGCCGGGACCGTGTTGATGACAGCCGTGCCGCCCGTGCCGGATGCGATGGCATCAGCGAAAGCCGGGCTCGGCAGCTCCAGAATGACCAGCTCGTTTTGAGCGACGATCGGTGTTTCGAGGTCGGCCGGCATCGCGCCGTCGTAGATCCCGATGGTGGCGACACCCGCGCCGATCTCGATCTGATTGATCAGCGACTGGCACATGACGATGGCGGCGAGGGAGGAAATGCGGGTAATGGACATGTGGCGCTCCTGAAGGGTGGCTTCGGCTATAGCTGAATCGCTGGAACGTCACCACGTCCTGTAAGTGATATTGATAGCCACGTAGGGGATGTATTCAAACTTGTCCACGCTTTTCGAAGGCACGTCAATGCCAGTGCCGGCACCGTTCGCGGGCGCGCTACCACCAGCAGCACCGTTGTCTCGCGGAATGACGATCATGCTGTTCGGGCTGTCCGGGTCCATGTCGATCGTGGAGTCCGGAGGGTTTTGCTGATCCGAGCTGTCGTCTTCAGATCCGTCGTCGGAGTCCAGCAGCACGATCTCGTCGGGTGTCAGCAGAACGACGCCATCGCAATCCGGTGTGAACGCAGCGGCAAGGATGTCCGAACCGCTGTCCCAATCGGTGAAGGTGATCGGCTGAAGCACCAGCACGTCAGGCGACGAGGTGTGAGCGTAGAGCGTGTACGGTGTGAGCCCACCGTGGGCAACGACGACCGTTTCGCAGACCGAGAAAGCCACCGGCCCGTAGTCCACCAGATGGCTGTCCTTCTCCGTGTAGGCGAACAAGGCATCGAGCTTATAGAGCTTGACGTTGCTGCCGTTCGTCGGATTGCGGAAGCACACGACAAAGTAGGAGCTGGACGGATTGACGGCGGCAAAGCTCGCTTCATCCGAGGCCAGATAGATCGCGCCCTTGTAGGTGATGAAGCCGGCCCGCGAGATGTCGTAGACGAACCGGCCGAGCCCCGACTGATCGGTGACGCCCGGACGCGTCGTGTGGTAGAGCAGGACCTTGCTGTCCGGCGAGAAGACGATGTCGGTGACGACGGTGCCAAGCAGATGCTGGACGAAGTTGCGCTCGATGAAGTTGTCCGCGCCACCCGAACCGGACGGCTTGCGGTCGTACAGGAAGACGAACGTGCCCTCCAGTATGCGGGCATCGAGATAGCTGCCCTTGCCGTCGCGGATCACCGGGATGACGGTGGAGCCCGAGATGGCGAAGGACGCCTGCCCGACAGTTCCATAATCTACCTCCCATACCGTGCTGGCGGCAACGCCCGGCGCTTCCGGGATCGATGTCAGCTCCCCGAACGGCGTGACCGTCGAGAAGTGCTGGCCGATCGAGTTGCCGTTCGAGCAGTGGATGACCGACATGTCCGGCGAGAAGTTCCGGGCGATGATCGAGGAAGCGGTCGTGACCCATTCATGCACGAGCGTCATGGTGGTCGTGGTGCCGGCCGTCGTCAGCGCGTACATCCGAACCGTTGGGTTTTGCGGTGACGCGCCGATGCTGAAGAAGCTGACAGCGGCGAACATGCCGTCCGGAGACACGATGCAGGTTGTCGTCGTCGGCCAACGCGGCGTGGTCACGGGAGTCGACGCCATCTTGACGAAGGTCGTTCCGTTGTGGTGGTAGACCGACAGAACATCCCCGGTGCCGGTGGCTGTCCGGGTGTAGCAATAGACGATCGTGTTGCCGTCCGGGCTGAACTTGTAGCCGCTGGACACGCCGCCGTTGGCCGTGTTGATCAGCAGCGTGATCACCAGCGTCCAAGTCGTGCCGTCATATTTGTAGACCACGGCTGCCGTCGCGGCGGTGAGCGACTTTTCGATCACGTAGATCGCACCGTCAGACCGCTTGACCATGCCCTGAATAGGGTTTGCACCCGAGCGGCTGACATCCACGTAGACCGTGCCGACGAGCTTGTAGACGTGGCCGACGATCCCCGGCGCGGATACCGAGATGTAGGAGCCGTCCGGCGCGATCGACAGGCCCGTCAGACCGGTGGCGATCGTCGCTGTCGCCTTCTGCGTCCACGTGTCCAGACCGGTCTCGGCGTCCGTCACCTTGTCGCAGAACTTGACCAGCGTCGGCGCGTCCGAGGTGATGAAGGCCAGCACACCGGCTTGGTTCGACATGACCGCAGCCGTGACATAAGCGCCCGATGTCACCGGGAAGGGCACCTTGTCTGGCGGCACCGGCAGGTAGTATGGGCCGCGCCGATAATACATGGCAGCCAGCGTCGAGGCGTTGCCGCCAAGCACGACGTAGTTGTCTTCCGGGGAGAAGACTTTGATCCCGCCCGTGGCGATTGGCGTGTTCGGATTGCCAATGCCTGGCACTGTGGCACGGCGGTAGTCGCACTCCAGCGCCAGCTCCGTCAGCTTCTGCGAGAACTTCAGCTTGTTGACCGGGCCGGCGATCCCCGGCTGGAAACCGAGGCGCGTTGCAGGGCCGGTGCCGGTTGACTGGCCTTCGTAAAGTTCGAGGTAGGGTTCGGCTACAACGGGCCGGCCAATGAGGTATCGAGTCAAACGAGGCTCCCAATGATGGAGATGATTATTTCGTCGCTGATCCCACCGGAAGCGGGGATCTGGATACCGAGGACATCGCCCTTGTTGAACGTGACGCCGGCCGAGTGCAGCCCGGAGGACGTGCGGGTCTGAAAGACTTCACCCACCTTCACGCCGTTCTTGGTGAGTATCAGCGCCGTCCGGATATCGATCCCACGGGCTCGCGAGAGGAAGCTGGAAGGGCCGGTGGCCGGCAGGGTGAACGCTTGGCCGACGACGTGGGTGGCGACATACGGCCGGTTGCCACGCTTCACGCCCTTGGCGTAGATCGCGATCTCGACGTTGCGGTCCTTGACATCGAGCGCGGCCACGGCCTTCCACTCGTCTTGGCAGTAGGCGACCAGCATGTGATCGGCCTTGACCCACGCGAGCGCGCCGTTGATCGGCTTGTAGTAGAGCGCGGCGAGCATGCCGGTTGCATAGAAATAGATCAGATCCTCGCCGCCATCGGGCACGTTCGCCCACTTCGGATCGATGATGTATTTCTGGACGGTGGGGCTGTAGAACGGCGGGCGCATGTTGTGCTTCTGATCCCGGCGATAGATCACCGACATCGGCATCCAGACCGTCCAGTAGCTCAGATTATTGTTGATGTCGCTGTCCCACAGTTGCTCGCCGTGGCGCTGGAGCGTGCGAACGTTCGCCCGGAGAAACCGGCTATGATCGCTGTAGCTCAGATCCATGTAGGCGCGCTTCGGGAAGTACGGTTCGATCGCCATCAGTCGATCCCCCGGATCTTGCCACGGAGCGTCACGTTCAGACCGCTGGCCCCTTTCACGTCTGCCGGCGAGATCACCTTCATGACGTTCGCCTGCACGTATTGGTTCTCTGTCGGCACGGCCGGCTGGAGGATCGTTTCATTGGCGATCGTCACGGTGCCCACCAGCGAACCGGAAGCGAAGGCGATCGTGCCGAACGTGCCGCCCGGTCCCGTGATGTTGAAGGTGATGGCGGCAGACGGTGCGATCTCCAGCCCGGCCCCCGAGCTGTCCGCGCCAGCCGGGAACGTCAGCTCCATGCCGGCGACGTAGGCAAAGATCGAGGTGTTGGCGCGCACGAGCCCCGGCGCGTAGAAGGCCAGCTCGCGCTGCACCGGATTGTGGGTGGCGGTGAGATCCACCAGCAAGCTCCACTGGCCGGGCAGCTCGTAGACCATCAGGTGCTGCGAGTCGTTGACCAGCGTGATCGAGCCGATGTTCGGAGACAGGCAATACCAGCCGGCCGGCTGATCGTCACCGTCGTTCCACGCGTCGATCCACATGCACATTTTGCCGGTGCCGGGATCGATATAGGTGTCGCCCTGCGTGCCGTTGGCGGGGAGCGCGGTGGTCATGCTCTTGACGCCCGGTGACATCATGATCGACAGCGCGATCATGTTCAGGTTCATCCCATGGCCCCAGCCATTCGTGTGCGCCCGGTAGGTCCGGAGCGCGCTGACGTTGCCGATATCTACGATCGCGCCCATGCTTAGTTCCCCAAATACGGAAGGACGATGTCGCCTTCAAATTCGTGCAGTACGGCATCGGCCGGCCAGCCGCCATAGAGATAATCCCAATCCGAACCGTAGCCCTTCACGTAGAGCGACAGGTTGACCGGTGCGCCTTGCAGCGAAACGAAGTCTCCCCGGCGCGACATGAACCGCAGCGACATGTTGAGCAACTGCGATGTGTAGGCGACGATGTCCAGCGTGAAGCTGGTGCCCGTCAGACCTACGACCTTGTCGAGCGGCGTGTCGTCTTCCGGGTGGCGACCGTAGCTGCCCGTTGCGTCTTTTTTCGCGTAGATCCAGATCTCAGTGGTTTGGCCGTCCTCTGGCGAAACGTCACCCTGATCCCACGCGAGGACGACGTTCTCTTCCATCTTCCTGTTGCGGTTTGCCCACGAGCAGTTGATCGTCCAGTGCGGCGCACGCGGTTCGTTCTGATCATCGGTATCGAGTCCCCAATCAATCTTCTGGCTGTAGTCGAGCAGGCCGTAGTCGAACAGCGTGGTGGTCGAAGGCGTCTTCTGGAAGGACACGCCGTCGAGCTTGACGTTGGCTGGCCGGTACGGGCGATAGGGCCTATCCGGACGAACGGTGGTGAAGTGTGTAGCGTTGGCGAAGTCTTGGATGCCCTTCGACGTGCGAGCCTGCAAGGCGTACTCTTCCTCGACATCGGCCAGCGTGTCGCTGCGGTCGTATGCGTCCCACGACTCACCGAGGAACCATATGATCGAACCGCCGCTCCAGTTCGCCGGCACCGTGTCCAGTACGCCGCGACGGACGAACCAAGTGGTGTCATCGATTTGCGACTCCCACATGATCCACTCTTCGTTGAACTCGTCGGAGGTTTGGTTTCCGATGATGGCGTACCGGCCGACTTGCGGTCCCTCGCCGCCATACTTGTCCTTGAACTGCAAAGTGGATCGCACTTCGGGAACCAAGCTGGTAAAGAGCGTAGCCTTCGCCGTCAGGGACTTGTCGCCTTGGCTGAGCCAATCGGGATCGCCCAGCGTGTTGACGGTGGGTGTATTCATGATGAACGACTGGAGGTCTGCTTGGCCGGAAACAAGTACGCCGTCTGCATAGATCGGCTTATCTGGAGTGACCATGCACCCGATGACGATACGCGGGTAGTTGGAGTCGATCAGCGCGTCTTCTGCGTCCTCGCCCAAGTCCTGTTGGAGCTGGGTGTACGGGGCCGAAAAGAACTTGGCCTTGAGCTGGAGATACCCGGTGCCGTTGGGATCTGCGGCCGGATCTGTCCACACCGGCCCACCGGGCAGGGCGAACTGTGCAAGGTCGAAGGAGAAGATGTCCTCGATCAGATTGACGGTGAGCTTTGAGCTGTCCACCGTGCCCCAATCGATCTCCAGCACGCGCAGGATCGTTTGTACGATACCGTACTCGGGCCAGACGAATTTGATGCAGTCGCCCGGCATGATGGGCGTGCCGTCGAGATGCTTCCAGTTGGTGCGCAGGCATTCGAGCGAGATGGTTGCCAGCGGCGCGGACGACGACTGGAGATCCCGCATGCACGTGTTTGCGGCCAGCGTCTCGTCGCGGATGCCATAATAGTTCCGGGTCTCACTGGAGACCGTGCCCTGCATGGCGATGTTGCCGGGATCTTGATAGGTGATCGTTGTGTCCGCTTCCGTGCCGTCAGTCGGATCTGTCCACGTGACAATGATCTCGTTGACGGTCTCGCCCCAAAGCTTGCGCTGGAACGATTTCAGCACCGCGTTGTCCGGACCCATGGAGGGGAGCGTAGCACGGTCGTAGTCGTTGCGGATGAGCTTCAGGTTCATCTTCGCGGTGTACGGGTTGAAGAACATCATGCCGTTGATGTGGTCTAGGATCTCTTGGCAGAGCGCTTCGATCGTCGTCTGCTTCGTCCACGCGAGCGACATGCCGAACTTCTCATCGAACAGCGTCTGCGCCGATCCCGTGAACGACGGGATCTCGATGTCGTCATTATCAGCGCCCATGCCCCACTGTCCGTCGAACAGGATCTCGTGCAGCATGGTGGCCGGGTTGCTGTTATACCAGACGCCATCAGGGCTGGGGATGATCGCCGTGTTGACGCCCAAGGTCTTGGACGATCGCCGCAGCCGCGCCCACATGCTCGGGACCTGCGGGTTGTTGGTGCCGACAGATCCGCCGTCCTGATCCGAGTTCGAGTCGCCGTGAAAGGCGAGGTTCGCCAGCCCTCGATAGCCGGGCATGTTCTCTTTGGCGTACCCGTACCGCTGCGCCATCTCGTCAGACTGCATCTGATCCATGGTGCCCGGACGCCAGTCGATCGTGCCGATAATGCCGCCTTCGCGCTCAAACCCGCCGAACAGATCCGTCTTCTTGATCTTCAGGGAGCCGGGACCGGACATCTCCTGCCCGGCATCGAGCGCGGCCTTCTCCTGAAAGTAGACCTGCATAAGCTGATCGATAGGACCGTGGCACCAGCCAAAGTGCATCGAGATATAATACTCGTAGTAGATGGTGGAATTTGACTTGCCCTTACCCACGGCGATCTTCCCTTGTCTTCAGCACGTGATCGACCATCGCGCCCCAGCCGGGGATGGCTCTGGCAGTTTCCACCGGGATGCCGTTCCGGGCGAAATCCTTGAAGTTGACGCCGTCCTTCTCGATGAACTCGCGCATGCCTTTGATGCAGAGCCCGGCGCGTTTGGTGTCGGCCAGCGTGATAGGATCTTCGCTCACTTCTTTTTGCTCTTCTTCTTTTTGCGGACGTTGCGGATGTCGCCATACCAGAGGAAGTTTGGCGACTTCAAAGTCATATCCCCGAACATGACAGCCCACGGTATGCCGGCGTCAGCGGTCGGCGCTTCCAACTGCTGGACGGCATCCGGTGTCGCGGCCTTCGGCTTCGGCATCAGGAAGTACCCGATGATCATCAGCACGAGCGCAATGATAATTCCAATAATCATGCTGTCACCAGAAGGGGTGTTGCTTGGTAGGGTTCTTGAACGGTATCCACGGCTGCCCGCCGTAGTTCAGGATGTTGTTGAAGACGTTGCGGCAGTCGTCCATGTCATGGGCGCAACCGAGCGCCAGCGTCAGCTCCGTGTCCGTCGTCACGTCGCGCAACGGTCCACCGACTTTGATGTAGGCTTCCTCCGAGGCGATGATTGTCCGGGTCTCCGTGCCGAGCGAACTTGTCCACTCGATCGTGCCGCCACGGAAGTTCGCGTGAGTCCACGGCAGCCACCAGTTCGCCGGGAAGATCAGCAGCGCGTCGTCGGTGATCGAGACAGGCTTGAACGTGACTTGGTGCGATCCCTTGTCTGCCCGGCAGAGCGAGCCGTACAGGAGCAGGCCGCAGCCGTGCTGGTAGAACCGGTTGAGCCCCGGCCGCTTGAACGACAGGACCGTGCTGTCGCACGTCAGGACCGCTTCATGGTTTGCCCGTGCCGAGCTGATCACGCGGCCGGCCCAAACCGCCAGCGCTTGCAGATCCGGGTCTGTCAGATGGACTTGCCGGACGATGACGCGCACGACGTTCGGTGGCGGGTATGGCAGGAAGATCCCGGCCAGATCCGTGGTGACGGGCACGCGGATCTCAAGGTTCGTCTTCTCGAACTTGCCGCTTGTCTTGATCGTCTGGCGCTGGACCGGGACCGCTTTGTAGACCACGCCGCCGATCGTCAGATCCGCGTCGGCCGAGCAATAGAAGTAGGAAAGGGTGGGGCTCATAACGAACTGGAATAGGTCAACCGGTGCGCCGAGTTCCTGATCCTGATCGTATCCCTGAAAGCTCATATGTCGAAGTTCTCCAAGTTCTGCACCGAGAAGGCGAACTGAGCAACCTCATCCGTAAGCCAATCGATATCGAGGCGGTCGGTGCCGAACCGGGCAACCGTGACCCACCAGATCCCGAAGACATCGTTTGGTGCGAGAGGCGTGTCAGGCAGCTCTTCCGTCAGCCAGATGACTGAGGTGTTGGTATCAGGCAAGGCTTGGATGAAGTCAACTTGGGCATGGATCTCTGTCCCGTCCTTTTTGCGGATCAGGATGCGCTTGTAGACCGTCGTGTCCTGATAGGTGTAGGCGAAATCCAGCCCGTGGATCAGGATCGACTTCTGGAGGGAAGCCGCCGCGTAGTAGGGGATCTGGCGCTCGTAGGAAGGGAACAGGAACTCGCGGTTCTGGCCGCGCATACGGCAGAAGAAATCGATCATGGACATCGACTCGTCATAGCCCTTGCGCCAGAAGTTGACCTTCGTACCGCGTGACGGATAGGCGAACGGCACGTAGGTCTCGATCGCACCGTAGCCGTAGTCGAGATCGTCGCGGGTCCACGTGTGCGTCACGGCCGGGCTCTGGCCCCAATCGGTCTTGTAGTTCAGGTACTCGCGGAAGCCCACGAAATACTGATCCTGCGTGCCGGGAACATAGGTGTCCCAGCCGGGGTTTGTCGTGGCGACAATGCTGATCGTGCCGGCTGCCGCAGTGAGGCGAGTCGACTGTGGATCTGGATCGATGCGACCGGCCGAGGCGAGGCTGATCACCGCGTCCTTGGTGAACTGCGTGATGCTCATTTGGGTGAACGTCATCTGTGTACTCGAAAAGCCAGAGACGTACCGGGTCTCTGCCGCGCCCTTCTCGGTAATCAGCACCATCATACCGATGTGCATCCAGTCACGGATGCCGCCACGGTACTTCATCGTGTAGGTCTCGGGCTCCATGCCGTCCACGCCCTTGACGGACTTATGGGGCACCGGGAAGATCGCGAGCTTGGCCGGCGACTGATCGAAGAACCGGTCCATGTAGAACTTTTCGTTGCCCGAGTAGTTGCAGTTCATCTCGAACGACTGGCGCGGGTTTGCCCGCACGGCACGCCGCTGCTCTTTGCCGTTGCCGGACACCAGCATGTCAGTCTTGAACTCCAGCGACATCCGGAGCGAGTTCGCCCAATTGTGCCGCAACGGCCAGATCCGGTAGGGCTGCACGCCCACCGGATTGACGTTGGAGTAGACTAGGTTTTTGTCGGGATTGATCGTCATCGGTTAACCGTTATTCACGAGGTCGCGGATAGCCGAGCGGTTCGTCTTGATCACGTTCATGATCGCCTGCTCACCCGGCACCGTTGCCAAGCCTTGGCTGACGACATCGGCCGTGTCAAAGCTATTGACGATGCGAACCTGCAACGGTCCACCGCCCGCTGCTTGCTGCTGGCCGGAAGCAGCAGCTCCACCGTTCAGGATATTGCGCGGGTCGTTGCCCTTCAGCACTTCCTCGCCGGTCTTCAGGATGGCCGGAACTTCGCCGGGCTTGAGTCCAGGCAGACCGCCGTCATGGAACCGTGGGGCTCCAGCAAAGAGGCCGGCCGAGACATTCCTGCCGCCAGTGTTGGTGCTGGATGCTGTAGCGCCCACCGTGCCGCCGCCGTGCAGGACAGCCGCGCCGAGACCCACCTGAGAGAACACACCGCCGAACGATCGGACAAGGTTCAGCAGCTCCTGTTGCAGGATCATCTTGCCGATCGAGATCAGGAAGTCCGAGGCGAACTTGAGGAACGCGTCACGGGCAGCCTCTCCGATCGGCGTGCCTTCAGCGACCTGCTCAAAGAAGTTGCCGACAGCATCCGTCAAGCCGCCAGCGAACTGCTCGCCCACCTTCGTCCAGTCCACGAGCGTCTGCTTGGCTTCCGCCTTGAAGTCCTGCGCCTTGATCCGGGCGGCTTCCAGTCGTGTGATCGCGGCGTCCGCAGCCGGCCCGCCAATCGCTTTCCACATGGCTTCCGCATTATCGATCGCTTTGATGATCTCGGAATTGAGATCCGTGATCGCGCTCTTGGTGCTTGTGGCACCGGACACGTCGCCGGCCTTGAGCTGTCCGGAGAGCTGGCCTTCCAGCGCCGAGCGCTTCGCCAGCAGCGCGTTGACATTCTCCGATGCCACGCTGGCATTTTTGTTGGCTTCCGTCGCCTTGTTGGTGGCACCGGCTACCAGCCCGAGCTTCGTCTGAAGTGCATCGAGTCGAGCAAGGCCGGCCGTCTTCTTGTCGCCGTCGTCCAGCGCGTTGTAGAACTCGCGGGCCTTGTCGATAGACTGCTGGATCGTGCTGTTGAGGCTCGTGATCTTGGTTTGGGTCTCGGCCGCTCCTGCGGTGTCACCTGTCGCCGTCTGCTGCTTGAATTGAGCCTGCAACGCGTTGCGCTCGGACATCTTCGCGTTGACCACCGCTTCCGCGCCGGCTGCGTCCTTGACATCCTTCAACGCGTCCTTGCCGACTTGCTTGGCGTCATAGGCAAGCCCGAGGGCTTCCCGGCGCTTGGCGATGACATCGGCAGACGCGTCCTTGTTCTGCCTCATTAGGTCCGCAATGCCCTTATCGATAAAGGCTTCCTTCGTCAGACCGTCATTGGCTTCGTCCTGCGCGGCTGCCTTTGCCGCGATGCTGTCCGTCTCAGCCTGCGAGGCTTCGTTGAGCTTCGTCTGCTTGTCGAACGCCTGATCGATACGCTTGCTCTGCTTCTCCGTGTCGTCCGTCTGGAACGGCGAGGCTTCGATGGCCCTGCGCTGGGAGTTGATCCCTTCGTTGTCACCCTGATGGTGCAGGATGGCGTTCGCGATATCGTCGTTGCTGCCCGACTTGACAGCTTCCGCGATGTCCTTGGGGAGCGTTCCGTAGTTGTGGACAAGCGAGTTCAGTGAGGCTTGCTGCTGCGCTGTCAGCGAGTCGAACTTGCCGGCACCAACGGTCTCTTTGAGCGTGTTGGTGTACTCACCGATGCGGCGATCGAGATCTCGGTTCGCGTCCTCCAGCGTAACCGTCATGCCTTCCGTGACCTGATGAACGGAGCCGTCCGACAGCGTCACTGTGTCCGAGCCGAAGCCCGCACGGAATTTTCCCGGATGGTTGTCCGAGCCTTCGGTGTCCTGATAGGCCGTTCCGGAGAAGCGTTCACGATCGCGGATAAGCGCACGCGAAGCATCGAGCCCGGTGGAAGCGCTACCGAAGATCTTGTCGGCGCTCTTGGCCGTCATGCCCGCAAGGGTGTCGTTGTACTGCTTCGTCAGCCGCAGCACGTCGCCCATGGTCTTGGCGTATTTGATCGCGCTGTTGTACGCTTCATCGAGCAGCAGATGCTCTTTCAGATCGTCAAAGGCTTCACCGATCAGCGGTGCCGTCTTCTGGATCTTTTCGAGAACCTTCTGGTAGGCTTCGTTCTGCACCGTGCCGTCGTCAACGACTTTGGTGTTAGCGGCGGTCCTGCCCGTGAGCTGATCCATCGCAGCTTTGCGTTCTTCTTCGGTGCCGTTCAGGGCGACCCACGCAAGCTTCAGGTTATCAACGGCGGTCTGCTGCGTCTGCGTAGCTTCCGCGTTGTTGATCATAGACTGCGCGATGGACGCTATCTCCGGGCGCACCGCTTCGTCGCGCAAGTTCCCCAGCGCGTCTTTGTAGAGATCCGCAGATACCGCGTCCTGCTCGAACAGCTCCTGAAGCTGCAAGAGTTCCTTTGCTTGCTGGATGAAGCCCGGATCTTGTCCGAGCGACCGTGTGGCCGACGTAGCCATTTGCAATTGCGAGGTGGTGGTTGCCTGCGCTGCTTTCTTGCCGGCAGCCAAAGCAGTCTGCGCTTCAGCCAGCGCCTGCGCCGTCTGCGCCTTGGTGACATCGTCAACCGACTTGGCCCACTCTTTTACCGAGCCGCCGACAGCATCGTAGGAGTTCTTGAGCTGATCGAGAACGCGCTGGCTGTCTACGAACGCGCTGGTGGAGTCGCTGGTAGCTGTCGCCCAATAGGCGATGCCCGTGCCGATCGCCGTGATGATCAGGCCGATGCCGGTGGACGACGTGACCAGACGCAACGCAGTCGCCAGCAGACCGACGCCACGAGCTGCGCCGCCTGCCGCAGCCTCCAGCGGTGCGACTGTGCTGGAAACCCGCTGGAGCGTACCGGCTACGCCCGTGGTAGCGGCCGAGACACCCGCGATAGCCCGGCCCCATTCCAGAAAGATCGGCACCAGCTTCAGCGTGGCAAAGCCGCCCGCGACCGCCGCCAGCAGACGGAAGTTGTCGACAGCGATGCCGATGGCCTTGGCGAGGATACCAAACCCGGAGCTGGCGTTCTGCGCGAAGGTGAGGAAGTCCGCGGATTTCAGAACCTCCGTCAGCTTGCGGATCAGATCCGTGAAGCCCTCGATAAAGCCGCCCTTGCCGAACTGCACGAGCGCTTCGAACGTGGCGTTCTGGAGCATGCCGAGCGCGGTGGTCGTGGTCGTCAGCGAAGCGGCCAGCGCACCGCCGTAACGCTTGTCCAGCTCTTCAGCGAACTGCACCAGCTTGTCAGACGAGACTGCCCCGGCTTTCGTCAGCTTGTTGAGTTCTGCGACCGTGATGCCCAGCCCGTCAGCCAGAATGTTCAGGGCTCCTGGGAGCCTGTCACCGAGCTGGCCCGAAAGCTCTTCCATTTGAAAACGTCCTTTGGACGCTATCTGCGTGACGGCGAGGAAGATCCCTTTCATGTCTTCCAGAGAGAGCTTGTTGACTCGACCGGCTTGCGCGATCGACAGGAAGATGTCGCGGGTCTTCTGGCCCTCGATCACCGTGCCCTTGGTGGACGCGGCGAACTTGGTGTACTCGTCGGCCAGCGCGCCGAACTGGATGCCGAGCCGATCGGCAGCTCGCCGGGTGAAATCGAGATCCGATGCCACCAGCGCCTGATCGCCACCGTGCAGCGCGTTCAGTCGAGACGTTGCGGCTTCCAGCGTCTTGTAGGCGTCCACCGTCTTCGACAGGATATCGATGACACCCTGAAAGCCGGTATAGGCCACGATCAGTCCGAGGACTTCACCCTTCAGTCGCTGCGTGAACGACAGGGTTTCGCGGGAAGAGTTGGCGGCTCGCTTGTATGCCTCCGACGACTCGTCGGTCTTCTCGGCCAGCTCCTGCGTGGCTTGTGCTGCTTCCTTCGCGCCCTTGGCGATCTGGCTGAAAGACACGCCAGCATTGCCGTTGGCGGCTACCAGCTTTTGCGTTTCGCCTGCCGCCTGCGCGACGATCTGACGGGACGCCGACAGCGCCCGCGTGCCGGCATCGAGCGACGACGCGAAGAGCTGTTCCTTGGCAGCCAGCTCAGCCGTCGTGGTCGCGGTGTTGGTGAGTTCCCCGCGCAGCGTCCGCAGCACGTCACTCTGCTGTTTGAAGTTGGTGGCGACCGTGGCGCTTGTCTGATTGAGCTTGTCGTACTGCTCGGACATCTCGCGGGTGGGCACGCCGACTGCGCCCATCAGCGCCGACAGATCCGCAAGCGACTTCCGGTTCGCCTGATATTCGTTGTTCAGTTTGGAGACCACCGACTGCTGCGCACGGAGCGCGTCGTTCAACGGTCCCTGCGCGGCCTTGGCGAGATCCGCAAACGCAGCGCGGCCAGCCTCAATGTTGGCATGGAGACGGTTCAGCGCTTCGCCGGCTTCCGTGGCCCCTGTCGTGGCACCGGCAAAGGCGTCCTGCGCGCCGGTATATTCCTTGACCAGCGCCGCTTCAGCCGCAGCCGCCTGCCGGGCCGTCGTGGTGGCCGTCTTGCGAGCGTCGGTGAGCTGAGAGATGTTCTGCCGCTGCGCGATGATCGAGGCTTCCGAGGCCGCGACCTGCGCCGCGTACTCAGCTTCAGCCGTGCCGGCAGCAGAGATCTGTTCCTTCGTGGAAGCGAGCGCCAGCTTCGTCTCATTGATCGCGTTGGCGGTCTTCTGCGCCGACAGGGTGGCCGTATCAAGCTGCGTCGTCAGGCGCTTCGTGGGCGTCTCCGTGGACGCGAACGCGGCCGACAGCGCTTCGACCTTGGCAGCCTGCTTGGCAAGACGCTCTTCCTGCGTTGCGAGCGTCTTGGTGAGGTTCGCTTCCTGCGTTTCGAGCTGCGCACGAGCGGCCTTGCCCTCGACGTAGGCGGTGTTCAGCTTCTTATGGGAAGCGACACTGGCATCGAGCGCGGTCTTCTCTTTGTTGATCGCGGCTTCGACGCCGGCCAGCTCGGACTTGAACTTGGCCGTGCCCTCGCCGGCAGCCTTGACGGCTTCCCCGAGCCGCGTGACTTCGGAGCCGGCCTTGTCTGCTGCGTTGGAAAGATCGGATGCGCCCTTGCTGGCGCGATCGAGGCTTTGGGCGAGACGGTCTGCGTCGGACATGCCGCGCAGAACCTTGTCGATCCCGGAGAGGGATTTGCCCAGCAGCTCGAAACCGCTGGTGCCCTTCTCTGCCTTCTTAGCGGTGGCATCCAAGCCGGACGTAAAGTCGTTAAGGGCTTTGACGATCGCTTCGACGGTTTTGCTGGAGTCGTCAGTCGCCTTAATGACTAGGTTTACGTCACGGCTTGCCATTCACTTGTCCCTCAGTTCGCCCCTCGACGGTGGCGTGAGGGACCGTCTCAATATTCAAACTCGTCTGCGTCTTGCGGAGATCCGCGTACCCTGTCTTGCCGGTGAGAACTGCCGTGATGACTTTCTGCATCAGCACCGACTCAGTGACCATGCGATTGTTCAGACGTTCAGTTACCATGTTGGCTTCGTCCCATACCATCCCGAGAGGGTATGCACGGGCATCAGGATGCCCGTGATCCAACAGAAGATTTACCCGCTTGCGGATACTCCAGACCCACCCTGCGAGAGAGCGATCCACTTGGACCTCATTATCAGCCCCATCTTCACGAGGTTCTGGAAGAACTCCCCCAACTTTTTCACCTCTGCCTCCGTGCGGACAGACGCGGCAAAGATCGCTTGCAGCGTGTCTACCTGCACGGATAGGGGCAA